TTAGCTAGGCTGCTCGAAAGACCTAACCAATACCAGGCTCAAGACCAATTTCTTGAGAATTTATTCGGTTACCGATTCCTTTCCGGTGAGGGGAACGTTTATGGAAATGATGGTCGGTTGGGCGGTCAATTCACCGAGTTAAACGTGCTTCCGACCCACTTTTTGGAAATATACCCTGATCCTAACGACCTGTACGGGTTGCTTGGGTATAAGCTGATGGTAAGCAGAGGGATTGATTTACCGAAGGATAATGTGATGCAGTGGAAGACTTGGAGTCCAGATTTCAATGACGTGACCCGTAGCCACATGAGAGGTGTTAGTCCGCTCAGAGCGGCATATAAGACTTTGCGCATGAGCAACAACTCAGCTGATGCCTCTGCGATGATGACTGCTAATGGCGGGGCCAAGGGTGCGATAACGCCAAAGCCATTAGGCTCGATAGTACCTAACTTTACAATTGAGCAGGCTAATATCATTAAGAGGGCGGTCAATGAAGACATCAATAGTGTGGATAATAAAGGCAAGGTTGCGGTATTGCAGACCCCTTGGGATTATCTCAATTTCGGCCTGTCTTCTATCGACATGGAGCTAGTGAAAACTATGCAGATGAGTTTGCAGCAGTGGTGTAGGGTGTTCGGCCTTCCTGCTGTAATATTCGATACTGACACATCAAGCTATAACAATTACCACAATGCGATGCGTGACCTTGTCACCAATACCATTGTGCCAATGTGCTGCTCACTTCGTGACGAGCTAAATAAGTGGCTTGTGCCAAGATATGGCTCAGAATACTATATCGACTTCGATATAACTGCTCTGCCGGAGATGCAGCAAGACATGGAGCGGATGGTTCGCTCACTGCGTGATGCCAACTGGCTGACAATGGACGAGAAGCGTGTGGCGATGAATTACAGCGAGAAGGGTGGTGCATGGGATATGAGCTATATCAATCAGGGGTTGGTTCCGATTGAGCAGGCAATGATGGACTTAACCATAAGTGATGATAACAGCAGAAACAACGGACAGCGAGATATGGGCGATCGTGATGACGAGATTTCCGAAGATCCCAACGGAGAGGACGTGTAGGACAGAGATGATGACAAGGGCAGAGGTGAGGCAGAGTTATAAATTAAGACTATTAGATGAACGCAATGCAGCGCAGCGAATATTGGCTCAAGATGGAGCGGATGCGGAGAGTGGTGGAGCGTAAGTATACGCCCATCATGACCGAGGTGTTGCTGAAAGAGTTCGATAGCTTTGCCAAGAGTGTTAAGCGTGATGGGTCAAGTGCAGCGATGAGTGGTTTAGGAGCGGTGGTATGGGATACAAAGATAATGGCGGTGATGAGTGATATGTATAGAGAGGTGGCGGTTCAGTTCAGCAATAGTGCGTATAGGGCGGTGGGGATTGAGAGCAGAAAAGCATATAATCCGTTTAAACTGAATAGTACGTTTCTTGCGGAGATAATGCGTTATCTGGCTCAGTACGGCTTTTACATCGTTGCTTTTATAACGCAAACGACTAAAAAGAAACTTATCAGCCTTGTGAATGCTGCGGTGGCGGTTGGAGCGAGTGTGGATGACATAGTGAATCTTATTGTGAGCAAGGAGATGGGGGAATATGCGAGGATGAGGGCGAGGATGATAATTAGGACAGAGGTGATGAGAGCGAGCAATTACAGCGTGTCTATGGGTGCCACAGAGCATTCATTTCAAGTGGACAAGATGTGGGTGAGTATGCGGGATGCGAGAACGAGGCGGATACCTAAAGACCAATATGACCATTGGGATATGGACGGGCAAGTCAGACCACTTGATGAACCTTTCCAGAGCTTTGACAAGTTGGGTCGGGTGGTTTTGGCAGATATGCCTGGTGATCCGAAAGCACCTAAAGGCTTTCTGATAAATTGCAGGTGTACGGTGGCGTATGTGCCGAGTAGGGATGCAAATGGTAGATTAATAATGAAATTGTAAAATATGCCAATTACAAGATGCGATAACGGCAAATGGAGGATTGGGGATGGGGAATGTGTTTTTTCTTCAGAGGCTAATGCGGCAAGAGCCTATTCTGAATATTTAGCAAATGAGGAGAAAGCCGAAACATATAACGATTACCCAGAGGCTGCAACGAATAATGCAAAGAGGGTTCTGAAATGGAGGGAAGAATATGGTGATGAAGTACGGGGTATGACTGCCGTAGGCTGGACGAGAGCTAATCAATTAGCCAATAAAGAGCGTTTAAGCCGTGACACGATAGCTAAAATGGCTGCTTTTGAGAGGCATAGACAAAATGCTGAAGTAGCACCCGAATTTAAAGAAACACCTTGGCGTGACAATGGTCATGTGGCTTGGCTTGGTTGGGGCGGTTCAGCAGGAGTAGAATGGGCACAAAGGAAATTGAACCAAATAGATAACAAAAATAAGAGTATGATTTACACATATAAGGCTGCAAGGCTTGAGTTTAAGGATGTGGACAGCAAGAAAATGACCGTGAGTGGTTATTTCTCCAAGTTTGGCAATGTGGATAGCGATGGTGATATAATGATGCCAGGGGCATTTAAGCGTAGTATTGCTGATTGGGGGCCTGATGGCAAGCAGAGAATAAAACACCTGATGAACCACAGGCCTGATCAACCTCTTGGCAAGATAACAGTTTTGAAGGAGGATAGCTACGGCCTGTATTACGAGAGTGAATTAGTAAAGACTACCTTTGGTATGGACTTTATAAAGATGGCTGAAGGAGGGATTATAACAGAACATAGCATTGGCTTCAATACCCTTACAGAAAACAAGGGAGCGATGGGTAATGAGATTAAAGATGTCAAGTTGTTCGAGGGTTCTTCCCTGACGGCTTGGGGTGCGAATATGGACACGCCATTCCTAGGTTTTAAGTCAGAAATGGACATAAACGAACTTAAGCAAGAAATTCGTATTTTTGAAAAGTTTATACGCAATACCGATGCGAGTGATAACGTAATCGATTTGTGTGTAATCAAAATTAGGCAATTAGCACAAGCGGTCGAGAGATTAAGTAGCACGAAGGCAACAGTAAATGAGCCGGAGCAGCCAAAAGTTGACGAGATGCTTGAGAAAAGTTTAATATCTATTCTCAAACAGTTTTAAAATCAACAAATGGAAAATTTGAAAGAGTTCCAAGCTGCTCTGGAACTTAAAATGAACGAGCAAAAACAAGAGGTGGCTGCTGCTACCGAGAAGGCTGCAAAGTCCTTTGAAAGCAAAGTTGAGCAAATCAACGAAGAGATGGTTAAGGCTAATAAGACTGCTCTTGAGGCTCTTGAGCAAGTTAAGGAAGCTAAGGCTGCATTCGGTAAGATTGCTGCTAAAGAGGAAAATAGGGTTGCAATGTCATACGCTGACCACATCAATTCTATCAAGTCTGAAATAGCTGCTGGTATCGAGAAGGGTTATGGTCAAATTAAGGAAGCTGCCCGCACCAATGGTAAGGGTTTCGCTTATGACCTTGATCTGAAAGCTGTTGGTACAATGACCATCGGTAACAATCTCACTGGTTCTGTTTACACTTCTTATGTAGATAACCCATATTTGAGAGCTTTCGTTAACCCACACCTGCGTTCAGTGTTCAACATTGTTCCGGTTTCTACGGGTTCAGTAAGCTTCCCAAGGGGTAACACTCCAGTAGGTGAAGGTTCTTTCGGTAAGCAAACTGAAGGTTCTGCAAAGCCTCAAGTTGATTATGACGTAACAGTTGTAAACACTGCCTTGTCATTCATCGCTGGTTATGCTAAGGTATCTCGTCAGATGATTGATGATCTGCCTTTCTTGCAAGCTTACTTGCAGCAGTCGCTCATTGAGGACTTCCAAAGAGCTGAAGATACTTATTATCTTAACGCTATCGCTGCTTCTGCAACTGCTGGTTCATCTTCTGGTGCCAACACTGCTGAGAAGTTCATCGACTACGTTGCTCAGCTTGGTGCCCTTAACTGGACTGCTAACCTCGCTTTGACAACTCATGCAGGTTGGGCCGGTCTTCTGAAGACTAAGCCATCCGATTACTCAGTACCTGGTGGAATGACCATTGACAACAATGGTAACGTTCGTATCGTAGGTATCCCAGTAATTCCTCATAGCTTGGTTACAGCTTCTAAGATTTATGTGATGGATACTTCTAAGTACGCCATTGCTCAGCAATCTGGACTTGCAGTTCGTTCAACTGAGTTCGATCAGGATGACTTCATTAAGAACCTGATTACCTTCCGTTGCGAAGCACGTTGCGAGTTGCTGCAATATCAGCCGACAGCTGCTGTTTACGGAGCAATCTAAAAATAAACGGGGAGAGGAGGGACAGCTCTCCCCACTTTTTTTATGCCATACAGCTACGGATATTTTAAGCAAGAGTATTTCAACCATCTATTTGACAATTTCAAGATAGATATTGAGATATTGGATGTAGGGCCAGGTGCGGGAACGTATGGTAATCTGCTGAATCAAGACTTTAAGTTTATTGACTGCATAGAGATTCATCAGCCTTACCGGTCACAATTTTTGCTTGATAGAACATACCGGAACGTATTTATTGGCAATGTCCTAGAGTTTGATTACGCTTATTACGACTACATCATCCTTGGGGATGTGTTGGAGCACATGAGCGTTGATGATGCTCAAAAACTGCTCTTTGATATAACAGATAAGAATATCTACTGCATGGCTGCGGTGCCGTATAAGATGCCGCAAGGTGCTGTTGGAGGCAATGTGTATGAAACACATTTGCAGGATGATTTGACTGTTGAAAACTTTACTGACAGGTACCCTATGATGCGAGGCCTATTTCGGAATAGCGAATACGGGTATTATGTAAACTATAACTACTTATGAACATAGTCGCATCTATCCACTTGTATCATCCAAACCACAACTGCGGTGCGGAAGCAATGATGCACCAAGTATTGAAAAGCTTGCAACAAAAAGGACATAACGTTAGAGTTCTTCTAAACCAAGCTAATCATTACAAGATAACTTCTAATTACACTTTTGATGGGGTGGACGTATTCCCTCCTAATCCAAATGTGGTA